CTCCAGTGGAACGGCGCGTGGTTCGTTGAACTTCTTAATGAGTGGCTGAGCCAGGAGCTTACTATCCAGGACTTGGAGCGCCGGCTGAGAAATCAGCGCATGACGATAGACAACATGGAAGGTGAGTTGGCGCAGTACCGGGCAGGAGAGGAGAGGCCCGATGGCGAAGAAGGCAAAGACTGACAAACCGGAACCGGTGAACTGCGCGTGCGGGAAGCGTACCACACCAGGCAACTATACTTGGAATAACGATCAGTACGCAATTGCTTGTCGCAATCGTTCTTGTTGGTTCGGTCCATATCGCAAGACCCGACGTGGCGCCGTCAATGCCTGGAACAGGGTGATGGAGAAGGTGTATGCGAAGGTATGAGCTTCCATATCCGCCGAGCATCAACACCTACTGGCGTCACAACCGGGGTCGCACGCACATCAGCACGAAGGGTCGGGCGTATCGGGAGGCCGTGATCTCCGTGGTAGACGAAGCTGTCGTGTCGTTCATCGACCCTATTGAGGTCAGCGTCGAGGTGTTCCCGCCGGACCGCCGCAAGCGTGACCTTGACAACGTGCTCAAGGCGTTGCTGGACGCGCTTCAGCATGCGGGAGTCTATGCGGACGACGCTCAGATTGACCGTCTCGTAGTGGTGCGGCGGCACCTTGTGAAGGGCGGGAAGGTAATCGTGCGCATCTGGGCCATGATGGAACAGAGTAAGGGGGCGGCTGATGCCTGACCCGTCTCACGAGCACTACACATTTCTGCTGTTCTGGAGTGACGAGGACGATTGCTACGTTGCCAAGTTGCCGGAGTTCGGTGCAGCTGCTTTCGGTGACACGCCGGAAGAGGCGTTGCGGGAGGCGCAGGATGCGCTCGCTGGATGTATCGAGGTCTATCGGGAGAGCGGGCAACCCCTGCCGCGCGTTCGCAGTTGGATGCTGACGGAGATCGAGCCGGGGGGCGTGGTGCACTGTGACTGAGAGGCCAAATACAGTATTCGGGCAACGGCTGAAGGCTGCGCGCAGGAAGGCGGGCCTGAGCCAGGCGGCGCTGGGGATGCGGCTCGGGGTATCCAGACATGCTGTCCGGCAGTATGAACGCGGCCGGGGGGTGCCGGGGTCCCAGGTGTTGCTGGACATGGCACGGGTGCTGGGTGTGGCTGTCGACTACTTTCTTCGGCCGGATCCGCTGCCCAGAATGGACCGCGTGCACTGGACCACCTCCATGGGGCCGAAGTAGCGGAACAGAACAGGGATTGAAATGTGGCTGCACATGCCATCACACATCTTAGCCTCTGCGCCGGGGCAGGCGGTCTTGACCTCGGACTCAGACTCGTCCTCGGAGACGTCCTGCGCACTGTGTGTTACGTCGAGCGGGAAGCCTACGCAGCGGCTACTCTCGTGGCGCGGATGGAAGACGAGGCCCTGGATCAAGCGCCTGTGTGGAACGATCTCAAGACCTTCGACGGCGGCGCGTGGCGTGGCTGCGTGGACATCATCTCTGCGGGCTACCCGTGCCAGCCGTGGAGCGTTGCGGGTCGGCAGCTTGGCGAGTCTGATGAGCGCGACCTTTGGCCCGACGTGGCGAGAGTCATTGACGAGTCGCGGCCTGCCTTCGTTTTCCTGGAGAACGTGCCAGGGGTTGCTGCTGTCTTTGCCGAGAGGGAAAGACCCGAACTCGAAGCGATGGGCTACGTGGTTGCGGCAAGACTATTCAGCGCGGGAGAAGTCGGCGCAAGCCAGCGGCGGCTTAGGTTTTTCGCGCTGGCCCACTATGCGCGTAGTCGCCAGCAGAGATGTGTGCAGAGACCGAGGGAAGGGGAACCTAGGCGAAGTGGCGGCGATGTGGCCCGCTGCCAAAGCTACTCAAGCAGGTTCGTTGAACAGGAGCAGCAGCGGTGGCCCGCCTCAAGACCTCGCTCTAACTGCGAAGGGGTGGCAAACACCATCGGCTGCGGATGTGTTGGGCGGGCACAAGACAAGAGGGGGCAAACGAAGGGGGGAGGCTCTGTTGAAGGGCCAAGCCTCCCGCTTTTTCCGCCCAGCCCCGGATACACAGACGCCTGGGCAAGAGTCCTTGAAACCGGCCCGGCGCTTGAACCCGCTGTTTGTGGAGTGGCTGATGGGGTGGCCCCTATCTTGGACGCAGATTCCTTCAGTGTGTGGCAAAGGAGAATGAGAAATGCCTTGTACTGGCTTATCAATAATGGCAAGCATCCGCAAGCGCGCACAGAGAGCGGTATCACTTCAGGGGGCAACTTGTATGCAGTGCGGCAGCACAGAGAGACTACGACGACACCACCCAGATTATGCCTGCCCAATAGATGTGGAGATTCTCTGCGAACCGTGCCATGTCAAGGTGGAGATGAAACGGAACCATTGGGGCGGCGGGAAAGTGGAGATGGCGACATGCCAGATATGCCACAAGTCCTTTCAGCCGAAGCGAACCCGACGCAACCGGCTGTGCGGGAATCCTGTGTGTCTGCAAGAAATGGGGCGGAGGGCGGCATACAGACGATGGAGAACAGAGTAGACCGACTGCGGCTCTGCGGTAACGGGGTGGTCCCGCTGGCAGCGGCGTATGCGTTCTGCACTCTGCTGGCTGATCTCACGAGAGAGCAATGACTGAGCCACGCATCTACCGGGGCTGGAAGGAGATCGCGGCGCGGCTGCGGGTCGGCGTGCGGACGGCGCGGCGGTGGGAGCAGGAACACGGTCTGCCCGTGCGGCGCGGGCCGGGAATCTACGTTCTTGAAAAGGAGCTTGAACGGTGGCTAAAGAAGCAAATGAGAAGACAAGGCCGCTAACTTGGCAAGAGAGATATGCGAAAGAGCACAACTGTACGGAAGAAGAGGCGCTAGCTTTTTCCAGAGCGGAAGCGAGGAGTTGGTGTGATACGGGTGAGCAAGACGGTGTGGACTGGCTCGTGGCGGCGCAGCGCCAGTTCATCGAGTTGCTGCTGAAGTTCTGTGAGATGATGGCGGGAACACCCAAGAAGCTTGTGCTTCACACCGCTGATAGCAGGTACGAAAGCGAGTTATAGCGCCAAGAAAAAGCGGACATTTGCGGCCAAATGCGGCCAAATTGGGCCATCCGCCGGATTTGCGGTCCATATCCGGCGGTTTTGCACTCTATATGGGTAGAGGGACGGCAGGCAGCAATGGATATTCAGGCGATTGCCGGGCATACGGTGGGTCTTCTGCGGGGCATCGAATCCCACGACCTCGAGGACCTCGAGCAGGACATCACGTTGTGCCTGATCGAGCAGGAAGAGGCGATCGGCGCGGCCGATAACCCGGAGGCGTATGCCCACCAGGTCGCGCACAACCGAATGCTTCGGTGGTTCAACGAGCGTGAGAAGACCGTAATCGGTGTGTTCAGCACGCAGTTCGTGGAGGGGCAGGAGGCCGCCACGCCGACGCCGCTGGACGTGCTGATTGCGGACGAGGAGCTGGGGCGGGTGGGTCTGTCCCCTGGTCTGCTCGATGGCGGGCCGCGAGAGACCAAGGAGTGCGAGGGTGCGTGAACAAGCGCTCGGCGGTGACACTCAGGCAGCTTGCGGAGCATTACGGCGTTGCGCTGCGCACGACGCAGCAGTGGCGCGAGCGGGGGATGCCGGCGAGACGCAAGAAAGGCCCGCACGGGGCGCTCCTCTACACCCTCGGCAAGGCAGACCAGTGGCTTGCGGCGCACGGGATTGTGCCTGGAACGCACGGCAAGGAGGGGGGCCGGGCCCGCCGGGCAAGTAGGCCCCATGGGACCTATGGGGCGAATGGGGCGAATAGGGCGAAAGAGGACAACTCCTCCGAGGTCCCACTTTCTGAGCCGGACGGTGAAGAGGGGCTCGAGGCGACGGTTGGCCGGCTGAAGCGGATGGAGCGGATGCTGGGCGGGGCGCTGGTCGCCGAGATGGCCGGGGCGGGGTCCGGTCCGGTCGAGAGACAGGGCAAGATTCGGAACTATCAGCTGATTGCCGACCAGCTTCGCAAGACGACGGCGGGGCTGCTGGACCTGGAGGTGATGCGCGGTCGGCTGGTGCCGAGGGACGACCTGCGGGACACGGTGACGCATCTGGCGGCGATTCTTCGGTCGAGTGTAGAGCGGTTTGCGGACGACGTGCCGCCGAGGATCGTCTCGGCGCTGGGTCAGGTGGGCATTGAGGTGGGTGACATTGCGGGGTTCCAGCGGGCGCTTCACGACCAGGCGCAGAAGCTGGCGGACGAATGGCTGCGGCGGCTCAGCGACGAGGTGAGACAGGCCGGGAATGGGGGCTGAGTGCCGATAGTCACTGACGCGGCGATCTGGGCTGGGACGGCGGACGCGCTGGCGCCGCCGGAGCGGCTTCGGCCCTCAGAGTGGGCCGAGAAATACCGCGAGCTGAAAGAGGGGACGACCGATCAGCCGGGCCGGTGGAGCAACAGCTACTTCCCGTGGCTTGCCCCCATTATGGACGCCCGGGTGGACTTCCCCCACAAGAAGGGACAGATATTCCAGAAGTGCGGCCAGATCGGGGGCAGCGAGCGGGCGGTGAACAACGTCGGTTGGTCGGTCTGCACCCGGCCCGGGCCGATGCTGTTTCTCACCACGACGGACAACCAGGCGAAGGAGTTCAGCCGGGACCGGTTCGACTACATGATCGAGTCGGCGCCGATCCTGAAGACGCGGCAGCTCACGGGGCCGAAGAACCGGGACACCGTGCACGTGAAGCGGTTTGCGGGGGCGAAGCTGGCCATATGCGGCAGCGGATCCCCGTCGAAGCTGATGAGCGAGCCGTATCAGGTGGTCTACCTGGACGAGGTGGACCAGCTTCCGATCTTCCCGCGGGTGGGTTCCGCTTGGAAGCTGGCGGAGATACGGATGCGGACCTTCCGGCGGAGCTGGCTGGACGCCTGGTCGACGTCGACCTACGAGGACCGGGGCATTGCGAAACAATACAAGGAGTTGAGCGACCAGCGGCGGTTCTTCGTGGCGTGTCCGCACTGCGGCACGTGGGATTGGCTGAAGTTCGGGCAGGTGCGCATCGAGGAACGGAAGGCGGCAACGGCGAAGTACATCTGCGAGCACTGCGAGGAAGAGATCTCGGACATACAGCGGGCGGCCGCCGTGTATGGGGGCGAGTATCGGTCGACGCTGCCCGAGAAGCAGGCTGCGGAACGGAGTTTCGTGGGGTTTCAGATCGGGCGGCAGTACGACCCGTACCTGCCGCTGATCGACCTGGCGGGGGCATACGTGAGCTGCCGGACGGAGGCGGAGCTGCAGGTGTTTCACAATGCGGACCTCGGCGAGCCGTTTTCTCCGTCCTCGACACCGGTAGGCGTGGCGGACCTCGACGCGCGGCAGATGCGAACGCCGAACGAGCCTGCGCCGGCGGACACACAGTTCATCACGGCCGGGATCGACGTGCAGAGCAAGTTGACTTTCTACTTCGACGTGTCGGCGTGGACGAGCGACGGGCTCAAGCACCTGCTTCAGTATGGGCGGGTTCAGGGGTGGGAGCGCCTGCGGACGTTTCTTCGGGGCTTCGAGATCGACAAGCAGGGGGCGCAGGACCGACTTGGCATCCGGCTGGCAGCGGTAGATGCCGGGTACGAGACGACCCAGGTCTACAACTTCTGCATGGCGGTTGGCGTGAACTTCGTCATCCCGGTCAAGTACGGTCCGTCGGGGCATGCGGCGCACTGGCGGCTGGTGAAGGTGGCAACCGCACGGAACATCGGTTGTTGCATGTTGGATCGCGGCTACTGGATGGACCGGGCGATGGGCCGGTTCGGGGGCGGCGACGAGCTGGCGGGCGTAGTGACGCCGATGCTGTCGGACGAGTATCGGGCGCACGTGCTGTCGCCGAAGCGCGAGGTGATCATCAACCCGCGCGGTGGCTACGAGAAGGTGGTGTGGACCAAGGACAGCGGGCTGCACGATGATTACTTGCAGGCGGCGGTCTATGCGGAGTTCGCGGCGATGCGGTGCGGGCTCGACCGGTTGCAGCGTGAGGGCGAGGCGTTCAAGCAGGCCCGCAAGGCGCTCAGGGTGAAGAACGAGGAGATAGAGCAGGGATGGGTCAGCCGGGGCTACAGGAAGACGAGGGGGACGTGGCTGGGCAGGCCGAAGGGGAAGAGGTCGTGACGGCGGACGGCTTTGTCGCGCGGCGGTTTCCTTACCCAGGGATGCTGCGCAACCGGCTCTGCCCCTGTGGCAGCAAGCGCAAGTTCAAGCGGTGCTGCGGGACGGGGGGCGTGTGGGTGGTGGACCTGACCAGGCGGGCGAACCTGGTGGCGTTCGACATGCTGCCGGACCAGCATCCGGGGCGTTACGTGTAGGAGGGGGCATGCCAGTTTACGAGTATGAGTGCTCGAAGTGCGGGCGCACGTACCAGATGATCAGGCCGGTTGCCGAGCGGGACATGTTGCAGGGGTGTGTGCTGTGTAACAAGGTCGGCGGGGTTCGGCGGCTGGTGTCCAGGCCGAACATCCAGTTTCGGGGCAAGGGGTTCGTCGAGACTGACACGCGGTCCGAGCGGGGGGTGCACGGCGAGGGCAGCGTACTTCACAAGACGGGGCGGTACGCATGAGCGACAGCTACACGGACAGGCTGGAGGCGGTGCGCACGGCGATTGACGCCGTGATAGCGTCCATGGCCGACGGCGAGTACATGACCAGCTACAGCGTGGGCGACCGGCAGTATTCGGGCGAGTCGACGGCACAGCTTCTTCGGACGTTGCGGGCTGAGGAGAGCATTCTGATAGGACGGGTAGCGGCGGAGTCGAAGACGGGCGGCGCGCGGTCGGTTGTGCGGTTCCGCGAGCCTCAGTAAGCCGAACTTGGGGGCGGAGCGTTGGCAAAAGCGGGGGCGTCGTTGCTGGACCGGGCCATTGGTGTATGGTCGCCGCGCCGGGCGTTTCAGCGCGTGCAGTATCGCCGGGCGCTGGAGATTCTCGACAGGCACAAGGGGCGCGGCCGGCGGGACCGGAAGTTCGAGTTCGAGAGCTACCGGCATGGGGTTCGGACGCGGCTCAACCGCGCTCGTGAGGGGTTCAGCGGCGGTGCGGACGCCCACCTGACGGCTACCGAGCGCGAGGGCATGCTGGAGAGCTCGCGCGACCTGGAGCGGAACAACTCGATTGCGAAAGGGATGCTGGACCGGGTTGTCGAGAATGTGGTCGGCACGGGCATCACCCCACAGGCGCAGAGCGGCGATGAGGAATGGAACGACGAGGCGGAGGACCGGTTCGGGGGCTGGGCGGAGCGCGGGTGTGACGTGCAGGACCGATTGAGTTTCTGGCAGATGCAACGGCTGGCGCTTCGGAGCCTGGAACGGGATGGAGATGTTGGATTCGTGCTCAATGGCGGGCAGCTCCAGGCGGTCGAGGCGGACCGGATAGTCACCCCGAACGACAAGGAGAAGGTGACGCAGGGCATCGAGCTCAACGCGGTCGGCAAACCGGTGGCCTATTGGGTGGCGGACTACGCGGCGCGGCAGAACTACATCAACTCGGCTGAGGCAACAAGGGTAGAGGCCCGGAACTTCATCCACCTGTTCGACCCGGAGCGGTTCAGCCAGACGCGGGGGTGTCCGGCATTAGGAACGTGCCTGAACTCGTTCGACCAGCTCGACCAGTACATCGAGGCGACGCTGGTTGACGCGATGGTGTCGGCGTGCGTGGGCGGCATTATCACGGGTAACGAACAGGTAGATCCCCTCGCAGCATCTGCGGGAAATGAGGAGGACGAGACGGGCGAGGACCAGCGGGTGATCGACCTGGAGCCCGGCGTGATTCTGAACCTGTCGGGTTCCGTGAAGGGGGACTTCAAGTCGCTCACGCCGTCGAAACCCGCCCCTCAATTTCCCGACTTCGTGTCGGCCATTCTACGGTTCTTGGGACTGTCGCTCGGACTGCCGATCGAGCTGGTCTCACTGAACATGCAGTACGGGTCGTATTCGAGCGCGCGGCTCTCGCTGCTGCAGGCGTACAGGACGTTTCGGGGGATGCAGAAGCTGCTCATAACGCAGTTCCTGCGGCGCGTGTGGCACTGGAAGATCAGCCAGTTCATGCTGCACGAGGGGCTACGGGAGCCAAAGGTTGGGGCGGGCTGCGATCCGATGTGGGCGGCGTGGAGACACATCTGGCAGCCCGACGGGTGGGAATGGATAGACCCCGAGAAGACAGCGAATGCAAACGCGCTGATGCTGGACCGGAGTATGACCACGCTTGACGAGTATGCGAAACAGCGGGGTGTGGACGCAAAGCAACTAATTGACGGTCGGGCGCGTGACATCAAGCGGGCGATGGATAAGGCGAAAGAGCTTGGGTTGGACGACTGGCGGGACATCTTGCGGGCGGACACGCGCTCGAAGGTCTCGCAGGGGGCAGGGGGAGGCTAACGAATGCCATTGCCGAAGCCGAAGAAGGGCGAAAGCAAGGTGGATTGGGACGAACGCTGCATGGGCAGCGACGTGATGCGGCGGGAGTATCCCAAGCAGAAGCAGCGATACGCCGTGTGCAGCCAGATATGGCGCGACAAGGGGAAGAAGCATTCCGAGTCGAGGCCGACGTTCGGCGAGGCGTATGCGGACGAGGCGGGGCCGCTGAAGATTCCCGCCGGCGCGTGCAGGTTCGAGCTCGCTGAAGGGGCGCTGGCAATGCTGGAGCCGAGCGAGGAGAAGCCGCACGACTTCCGCGTGGTAGTGAGCAGCGGGGAGGCGATGCAGCATTGGTTCTGGGGCGACATGGCAATCGATCTGTCCGGGGTGCGGCCGCGCAAGAAGAAGCTGGCCGTGCTTCGAGACCATCGGGGCGACGAGATAGCCGGTTGGGCCGACAGATTTGGGGCCGAGGAGGACGGCTGGATCGCGTATGGGCAGTTCAGCCAGGTGACGGATGTCGCGCGCGAGACGGCCGCGCTTCTCAAGGAGGGATTCCCGTGGCAGGCGAGCATGTTCGTCACGCCGCAGCGACTCGAACAACTCGAGAAGGGCACGAAGGCAGAGGTCAACGGGTTCGAGATGAAGGGCCCGGCAGTGATATGGCGCGAGAGTGTGGTGGATGAGGTTACCTTTACGCCGGTCGGGGCGGACCGCAAGACGAGCGTGACGGCCCTGGCCGAGGAGGGGGAGGCAATAGCCTTCAACCGAAACCTTGTGACTCTAACCCAATCGCAACATCAAGATACCACAAAGGAGGACGAACAGGTGGATCAGAAAGAACTGAAAGAAGCGGTCGTTGCTCTGACGGCGAAGGAGCTGACCGAGATTGCATCGGAAACGGTGGACGAGATAGTCCTTGAGGCCGTGAAGGCGGAGCGGGAGAAGGCCTGGGCTTACTTCGAGGCGTTCCCCGACGACGCCGCCTATGCGCGGCGGGCCTATTTCGAGGAGAAGGACCTGACGGGGGCGCAGGTCGAGCACGCCAAAGCGCGGGCCACCGCCGCCGAGAAGCGGGCCGAGGAACTGAAGGCCCAGCTGCCGGGCGAGGGGCAGACTGCGGTGCCGTTCGAGGCCGATGAGAATCGGCGCCTGGCCGGGGAAAAGCCCAAGGGGCAGGACGGCGAGTCCGCCGTGACGAAGTTCGAGGCGCGGAAGGCCGAGCTGATGGGGGCCGGCAAGAGCGAGGGGCAGGCCATCCAGGCGATTGTCCAGGAAAATCCCAAGCTGCACAAAGCTTGGATTGACGAGATCAACGCCCCCAAGGTTTAGGGGCAGGATCATCGATACGTAAGGGGGCTTTTAGATGGCTACGTACAACGAGGGGATCAAATCCTTTGTCGCCGGCGAGGCGCTGGTTGGCCAGCGGCGAGTCAAGCAGGACAGCACGGTCGGGCAGGTGGTCTACGCCGATGCCGGCGAGGACTACATTGGCATCACCCAGTTCGATGCCGCGAATGCCGCGCGCGTCAGCGTGAAGATGAAGAACTATCCGGGCACGGTGGTCGTCACTGCGGCCAGCGCGTTTGCCCTGGCCGCGGTTCTCTATGGTGCCGCCGATGGCAAGGTTGACGACACCGCGGTTGGTGAGCCTCAATTCGTCGCGCTTGAGCTTGCATCGGCCGGCGACGACGAGATCGAGGCGCAGCCGACGCAGAGCGTGACCTATGGTGCCGGCGCGGGTTGGGACATCGCGTTGGGCACGCTTGCTGGCGCAGCTGCGGACAACGCTTTCGCAATTACTGTGACCGACTCGACCACGTTTTCCAGTGGTTACGCCAACATGATCTATCTGAACCTGACCAACAGCGGCGCCAAGACGGGCGGGTGTTCGGTGTCACAGCTAAACGCCTTTGCGTCTGACGTTTCACTGGCCGCAGTATGTAACTTCAACGGGATTTACATATATGTCGACGACAGTGGATCGCCAGACTTGAGTAGTCAGGCCATTGCCGGCGCGAATTTGGATCTTCAGGAGATGGGGGCGACCGACTATTTCACGGGCCTGTGGCTCCAGAAGTCGAACACCACAAAGGGAACCAGCGTGGATGCGTTCGTTCTGGCGTCCTTGCAGGGTGCCGGTGTGGCCAAGTCGGTCATACACTGCCAGGGCATTGCTCTGCCCGACTACTTCCTGACACTGCCGGGCAGCGCCAGGGACATGTGGACTTCTGACAGTCCGGGCGCCGGCACCACCTACTACTTGAAGGTGGACCTGAATGGTTCCGAGTACAAGATCAAGCTGGAATCCGAGGCTTCGTAGGATTCCTGAAGGGAGAAACCGATGGTAGACGTGCAGAAGTTGCGGCAGGTGGTAGCTCAGCAGCTCAGTCAGGCGGCGACGGCGGCGAATCAGCATCTCGCCCAACACTCCCGCCTAACGGAGATGGCCGGGCGGGCGCAGGCTGATGCGCACTCAAGCGCAGGGGCCGTGCAGGCGCTCCAAAAGGTTATAGAGGTAATCGGGACGCTGGATAAGCCGGAAGAGCCGCAAGCTGTTGCGCCTGCCGTCGAGTAGAAATGAGTGTGGAACAGTAAAGACGGATGGCGGGCGGGTGCTCGTGCCCTGGGGGCAGGAGGGCACCCGCCCCACCACAGACTGACAGGGGGCATTTCAGATGCCGAGACCTACGAGTGCAACGACTCTCCAGCGCCCGGACCTGGCGTCCATGGCGTGGGAGTTCATTGAGAATCAGAACCTTTTCATCGGAACCAGATTGTCGCCCGACTTTGGTGTGCCGGAGCAGAGCGCCGACTATCCGTGCTACCCGAAGGAATATGCGGTGAACATGCCGGACACCAAGAGGTCCGAGCGTGGTAACTACAACCGGGTGGACTGGAAGTTCGAGACCGACACCTACTCCTGTGTGGAGAACGGTATCGAGGAGCGCGTGGACGACGTTGAGAAGAAGCTTTACGCGCGTTACTTCAACGCCGAGGTGATGGCCGCGCGGCGTGCTACGGCTACTATTCTGCGCCGGCGCGAGAAGGCGACCCTGGACATTCCGCAGGCGCTTTCGGCCGACGCGAGTCCCACCAATGAGTGGGATGATGCGACAAACGCTGCGCCGCTGGCGGACGTGAACACCGGCAGGAATACCATTGAGGCGGCTACGGGCGTATACCCGAACACCCTTGTCATCGCCGGGACAACCTTCCAGGATCTCGGCGTGGCCGCAACGATCATCGACCGGATCAAGTACACGCATCCGGGTGTGAAGAAAGGCGAGCTGACAAAGGAGCTCCTGGCCGAGTACCTCAATCTGGAGCAGGTTCTTGTCAGCACGGCGGCCTACAACAGCGCCAAGCAGGGCGCAACGGCCGTTATGACAAAGATGTGGGACGAGGAATATGCCCTTCTGGCATGTTGCCAGACAGGGCAGGACCTCATGATGCCTTCGTACATGAGGACGTTTCGCTGGACGAAGGAATGTCCCAGCCCGGTAGTCGTCGAAAGTTACTACAACGACGAGGTCCGTGGGAATATCGTTCGTTGTCGTGACTTCACGGACATAGAAACCATCTGGGCGGCGGCGGTCTACTTGATGGACAACATCGCGGCCTGACGTTGACGACTGAGTCTGTGGGGGCGGGATGGTTGCGATACCCGCCCCACACAGGCGTTTGCGGGGGCGAACAGTGGCGGACTTTCAGACCCGCATGGCGGGCCACGTGACTATTGTGTTCCTGAACACGGACCATTTCGCCGAGACGGTGACCTACACACCCTATGGCGGCTCGGGATCCTCGATTGATGCGGTGGTTATGCGCGACCCGGTGGAGGCCCAGGACGCGCTGGACGGGAGCTGGGAGGCCGGCGGGGCGAGGGTGCTGGTGAACGAGGACGACGTGAGCCAGCCGGCGCGGGGCGATACGGTGACGGTGACCTCGCCGGCGGCGACCTACATCGTCAACGGCTGGCAGCACACAGAGGGCATGTGGTCGTTGACGTGCGTGGTGCAGGGCGAGCACAGACAGCATGGCAGCGGGGCACTGACATGAGGTTGATGTAGATGGCGGTCACACCGACAGGCGCATTCGGGCTGGGGCTGAAGAACCTGCGGACGCTGCTCTCGAACTGCACGAGCTTTCAGTCGTGGTGCGGGCACGCGGGTGATGCCAGCGCGAGCCTAGACCATATCTTCATCTATGGCACCGAGGCGGACGAGGCGGACATACCCCGGGCGAGCATTTTCTGGAGCGATGAGGACAGATTCACGCGGGAGACGATAGCACAGGGTGAGGGGCATGCGTTCTTCACGGAGATGAGCGCGCGAGTAGAGTTCAAGGCGGACTTCAGTGTGACCTACGCCGCTTACACGACTATGGAGGACATCCTGCTGGCGTTCACGAACGACGTGGGCGCGGTGATCGACAACATCACGACCTTGAGCAACACGGAGACCTACCTGAATGTGACCGAGATGACGAAGTCGGGGGGGCCGGGGCACACGGACAAGGACAAGTCCGACACCCTGGTTGCCATGCACGTGCGGATGGCCTGGGAGGGCATCTGATCATTAATAAGAGCCTCAAGCGGCAGTGGGAGACGGAGAAAAGCCCACAGCGGCGCTTGTAGCACATACGAAGGGGGACGGGGGCATGGCGGTCACTAAACTTTACACGATGTCGTACATCGACATCGACACGGCGTCGGGGGCGAGTGTCGATCTGTTTCAGCTCCTCAACTGGAGCCCGGATCCCGGCATTGCGAATCTGATCCTGGGCGGTGCGGGTGAGGTCAATAACACGTTCGTGACTACGACGGGGCAGGCGCCTTCGCTGTCGTTCGTCACGTCCCAGCTTGATACGGCGCTGGACGGCATTGCCCTCACGGGACTCATAATCGATTCGGACGCGGACGATGAAGGGTTTGTGGCGTTCCTGAAGAAGTATGCCGAGGGAGGCACGCGGGCGAGCGGGGCGAACCAGATGTCGCTCACGGTCAACGAGGGCCTCCTGGTACCCCGGCAGCTCACGGCGTCGCTCGGCGGCGTGGCGACGATCAGCTACGACCTGTTCGTGACATACGACGGTACGAACCTGCCGGTTGTGGTGTCCGTAACCGACACCATCACGCCGACGCCGGTGGCCGACCAGGCGTTCACGCTCGGCCCGATCGTCTCGAACGGGACGAACCTCGAGGGCGTGCAGTCGGTGACGGTGGACTTCGGGCTGTCGGTGGTGGTGCAGCGGTCGCCGAGCGACCTGTATCCGACGTTCGTTGCCATCGACAAGCAGCAGCCGACCATTTCATTCGTGACCACGATGGCGGATTACCTCAACACGCTGTCCATGTTGGGCGCGGCGGTGAGCGCGTCCGACTTCATCGTCTACCTGGCGAAGCAGACCGAGGGGGCGAACCGGGCGGCTTACAATGCATCAACCCACATCAGCATCACGGTTGACGAGGGCGTGATCCAGCCGGCGGCCTCGACGTTCGGGCCGGGTCCGGCGCTGATGAACTGGAATTGTGTGCCGACCTACGACGGGACGAACGCTGTGCTGGTGATCTCGACCGTCGCCGATCTTCCTTGATGAGGGGGACGCAATGGCGCAGTTCGTGTACATGCTGCCGGGCAGTGAAAGTGTCTCTGAGCTCGTGGCCGAGCGCGGTCTATCGGACCAGCTTGGCAGCGGGGCCAGCCACCGCGGCTGCCGCATCGGCCTGAGTGCAGGCCTGCCGTGCATGCCCGCCGGCGCGGAGGATGTGCAGGACGTGACGGTCATTGGCCGCGGTGAGCGGGTCGGGTTCTTCCCGGCCGAGCAGACGTGGGAGCGGGTCGAGGAGGACGGGAAGGCCTGGTGGCTCGGCTGGCAGACGGAGGATCCTCCGAAGGAGGCCGACCTGCGGCGGGCGGACTTCCGGGGCGGATACCGCGTGTTGATGGGGGGTGGCGACAGGTGGGCCATACCGCCGGTTCGGCGGTATCCGGAGGGCTCTGCCCTGCCATCGGTCCTACGGCTCAATGCGGACGGGTCCGAAAGCCGGGAGATACTACCTGCTTGGCAAAGCCTGTGGCATGAGATCGGACCGTTCGCAGAAGTGTACTACACGACGTTGCAGGAAGACAAGGACCAGGAGTCTAACAAGCAGTTGCCAGAACTTCCGCTCACTACATGCCTGCGGCTTCTGCAGCTCAACTATCAGGTCGGGCGAGTAGAAGTCAACGTGCTGGGGCTCATCACGGACCGGGCGCTTGTGGACGTTGGGCTTGCCGCGATCGACCTGGCAAGTTTCATGGCAGTTCTTGGTCCCGCAACGGGGGGCAGCACGGAGGCCGTGGAGGCGGACCCTACATGATTGGCGTCGAGTATTGGAAGCGGTCTGAACGCCGGGGCCTGTTTAAGGTCTGGGCACGCGGCGGCATGCCGGGCTATGCTCCAACGTGGGCCGACTTTGCTCTACTCGAGGAAGCAATAGCGTGATACGAGCAACATTTGAAGAGGCGCGTGAATGGTGGGGAAACAGTGAGCGTCTGATGATGGGCGACGTGCGGGCCAGTCTCAAGGGCTCTGTTGTGCACCGGCACCAGCACCACATGCCCGCCCACTTCACGACTGCGGCTTATCACCGATACCCGGGTGTGTACAAGAAGCGCAAGCCGAGGCGGTATCGGTCGCGCAGCGGGGGCCAATGGAAGTCGTACAACCCCGCGCCGCTGGTGAGCTCCGGCCACACGCGCAACCAGGTCATGGGCACTGCCCGGTTCACGGCTTCAAAGCAGCGCGGGACGCATATCGTAACCGCCAGGAGCACATTCAACGTGCCGCCCTATCTGAAGTTCATCAAGAGCCGGGGCTATGACCCTAGCAAAGAACTTGCGGCAACAAACCGGCAGGAAAAGGGGGCTATGCTCCGCGTCTTCCGGGACGGCTTGCAGCGACGAATCAATGACCGGCGCACTGGGAAGCGGCGCATAACCCTGTGAGGTAAGAACATGCCGAGCGAGAAGTACGTGCTTCAGGCTGACGTGAAAGAAATGTTGAGCGCTCAGCGTGCCGTCATCGGGCAACAGTCCAAGATGCTCACTGAAATGAAGCGGGGCACCAAGGCCACCAAGAACATGAAGAAAGGCCTCCTTGGTATGAGCAAGGAGGCCGCGCGCACAACTATTGGCATGGTCGGTGGTTTCATGAGTGTGAGCACCGTCATCGAGAAGACCCGGGACCTCATCCGGGGCATTCGAGAGGACCTCAAGAGCACGGCATCGGCTGCTAGGGAGATCTACCAGGCCAGTGGTGCGCTCTACACGATGGGCGGCGATGTTCCGGGCGCCATCGCGGAGGATTGGCAGACGGCTATCCGGCAGGGGCTCGATGTTCGAGAGCTCGGGCGGATGCGCGTGCAGATGACGGCCGCTGTGCCGCGAGCACCTATGCGCCAAGCGCTGATGGAGCAGGCCCGTGAAATGCGCTGGATACTGCCCGAAGAGAACCTGACTGACATTGCGCTAGGGCTCGCTGCCGGCCAGGCCGCCATGGGCAGCTCGGCTGAGCAGGCGCAGCAGATGGCGCTCTTTGTTCAGCGGCGCGGCAAAGGCGCCTATGGCCAGCTCGCCGGCTACGGCGGGCGGGCTATTGGTGCCGCAACGCAGCTGGGCCTGACAAATCCCGAGGCGCTGGCTCTGTTCGCTCAGGCCACGCAGGCTCCCGGCGCGCCGCCTGAGATTGCCGGAACGGCGGTTCGCAACATCGTGTCTCGTCTCGGCGAACAGCCGTGGGCGGAGCTGACCGAGCTTGCCGGGCGGCGCCGAGCGGGGGAGTTCGGCAAAGTAGAGGCCCGGAAGATGTTCGGGCAGGAATCCATAGCGGTGGCGCTGCACCTGCTGAAGAACTGGGAAGAGACGCAGGCCTGGCGCGGCGAAGCAGAAAGTTATCTGGGCGGGCAAGTCGACTATGGCCGGCGCGGCATGCGTGACTTTCTGGCTGACCCCGCCAACGCCGAGATGGTTACGATAAATCAACTTCGCGGACGGGTGGCGTACCAGAAGTACCGTGCCCGGACGCGAGCCCTGCGCCTGGAAACTGCCGATGAGTACTGGAATTTGGCGATGGAGGGACTCGGCGAAGGTTGGGGGCCGACCTGGGGCAAGACGAAGTACTACAGCGCTCGGGCATATCACGCGGGGTTCGGCCGATTCTTCGGGATGGATTTCCCGTACAGCCAGCAAGCCCTGGAGCACCTGAATCTCAAATGGCGGGCGCGCCAGACGCCTGTTGAGGAGGGCATGCCGGTGCCGCTGGTGACGCCGTCCGAAGCCTACGGCGTGGACGTGCAGCAGGACGTGGCTACGCCGCAGCAGGAGACCAGGCACTTATCCTTGGACGAAGGCGAGGAATGATGTTTCCCGACCTGCCGGCGGACGTGAACCTACTCATTGAGGTCCTACAACCGCTCTGGTTTGCCTGCGATGAGAACCCACGAGCTTGCCCGCGCTGCACAAGCCGGCAGTACAGGTCCACATGGGAGACGGGCACGCCGCTGCTGAGCACGTGCGAGCGTTGCGGGTGACATCATACTGTCGCCGCTTGACATACTGCGACTTGAAGGAGGTCCGGTGCATCACCTGCAGGAGTTCTTGGACACTATCGAGGGGGATGTAGTGCCGCCGCAAATGCAGGGTAGGCACATATCCCTGGACGAGGGGGAGGAGTAGGTAGGTGGCGGGGACGATTCGGTTCGGCAACGCGCAGGCACAATACTCCGTCGGCCTGCCCGTGAACTGGCAGACCCGCACCGCCCTGCGTTCGCGACCCGAACAGAAGGGTGCCGACGTGCTGCGCAGCGGGGGGAAGGAACCCGTGCCCTTTTCCATGATGGCGGTGCTGTTCGGCACCACCGCCCGCCAGATATACGCCAAGCTGCGGGTGTGGGACGGAGAGGTCGGACATGTCAAGACCCTGTACTTCGAGGATCCCGTGCCGACTGTCGGGGCGGGTGTGACATTGAGGCATTATTATCCTGCCAGTCCGATCATAGCGATTGCGAACGCAACGAACAGCGCGAACTACATGCTGCGGATAAACCTCGTGTTCGCAAGGGTGTCAGAGACGGAGGCGTAGGGCGTGGGCGAAGAGCTTGTATTGGGGGAGACCAAGGTCTACGTCCGCAAGCTGCTTACGGACTCGTGGACGGACGTCTCCAGCACGCTCAAGCTGGGCAGTCCGGTGGAGCTGTCGGCGGGGAAGGTGATGCCGATCATGTTCCATGAGTCCTATGCGCCGGGCGTGCCGATGGGCAAGGAATCGGACTATCACAAGTGGTGGGCCAAGGTGACGTACACGCCCGACGGCGGGGCGGAGGCGCTTGTGTGGTACGGGGACATCGAGGACTCTGTCATCAACGAGCGGGCGCAGCGCGTCGAATGGTTCGGATCGAGCATCGAGGCGCAGCTTCGGCGCATTCGTCTCGGGCCGATGGCCTACGCTGAGAACATGGATACCGGCGGCAACGCCCTACCCATCAGCCTGCCGGTGTTCAATGAGAACATCGACGACACCGGCGACAAGCGGCGCGGCCTGAAGTCGAGCAATCGGTATCACTTCCGGCTTTCGGACCAATCTCTCGAACTCTATAACGGCGGGGAGCGGACGACCGACATCGCATACGTGTTCGGCAACAACAACCTCTGGTGCAATGACCAGGTGCTGGACTTCCTGCTGATGTCTCATACGGGGGGCGATGAGGGCGGCTGGCGCTGGTCGCCCCTGACGTTCAAGTATTCGGCGACGACGGCTGCGGCTCTCGATCTGGCGGCGGCCAAGGAGACGTGGGACTTTCGCGGCAAGACCCTGCTGGATGCGGTGAATGCATTGGTGATCCGCTCGGGACCGTTGATCTGGTGGTGTGACGCGACCGAATACGACGCCGGGAACCAGGAATACATCGACGTGAAGGTGGGGTCGCGGCTCTGGTCGGACGAGAAGGACGACGGGGCGGTTACGAAACACACCCTTGCCGTGAATGATTGTATGCCGGCTGTGCTGCGGCGGCGGGTGAAGGACCGCGTGACCGAGGTGACGGCGGTTGGGGCGCCCGTAAAGGTCATGTTCAGCGTCAAGTACGACAAGGAGCTGCCGGTCTCGATGAAGGTGACCGGCCCCACCTACGACCAGGGGTGGGCGAGCGGCGAGCAGACGGCGTACCTGGCGGCGGACGACGACCAGCAGAACAAGTCGCAGTATGCGCCGGTGTTCCTGCGGTTCTATATCCCGCACGACCAGGTCGATACCGGCGTGTCTACCTGGCGGCGGGTGTTCCCCCTGTTGGCGATTGCGGCGGAGGATTACGAGGCGGAGATCGGGGACAAGTTTCTGGAGGACGCCACTGACACGCCCACGCCGAGCGGGTTTTACGCACGGCCGCGCCGGCTGCTGAGCTACAACCTGAGCTATCCCGGCTACACATACAGCACGGCGAATGACGGCACGATGCCGGTGGAGCCGACCGGGGCGGCCGTGCTGGGCGAGCACGATCCGATAATGTGCTGGTGGGTGCCGGACACGATTACGGGCGGCGACAACGTGATACCGGTGAAGGGGGCTCACGCGCTGTACGATCAGGCAGGCGTATATTTCTCTGATACGAGATTGCGGTTTCCCACGTTGCCCTGTCTGGAAATGCCAACAGGCACGTATGACAACTGGAAGAACCTGATCTTCACGGTGTCGATGGAGACGGACCAGCTTGCGGCGGTGACGGTCTGGGACTCGGAGTCGAGCGACGACCAGCGGCGTGCCGAGGTCATCGAGATGCCCCAGTGCGAGTGGTGGGCCGCTGCGGGTGCGGCGCTGGACATTCAGCCTGACGGCACGGTGACGTGGGCCTACGGGGTGATACGCAACGACCTGCCGATACTTCACCAGGCGGCGCTGAACAGGTATGCGGAGCTGAACCAGGCAAAAGCCGACGGCAGCGTGCAGCCACGACTCCACGGGACGATAGCCTTCAAGATTCCCACGACGGTCTACGACAGCAATGCGCTGAAGGTGGGGGACTTCGTCCAGGAATACAACGGGCGGGACATACACGAGGCAATCATGTCGGTAACCCACGAGCTGCGCGACATCAACACGGCAAGCACGCATCTGACGACTTACAAGGCACTGAGCAGGAGGGATACGCCTTGAGGGAAGGGGGCATACGGGGGGTCTCGCAGGCGTCGGTAGACCGGCGGCTGGTGGGGCTGGAGCATGCAGCTGAGGCGCTGCTGCTGCCGGACAATTCGCCGCAGGCTGTATACGAGGTGACGGCGGTCGACACCGGGGCGGGCACGTGCACGGTGAAGGCATGCTACAACCACACAGGGACGCTGGTAAGCACGACGGAGCAGGCGGGCATCTATTACGATTCGGACAACGAGCCAAGTGTGGGGGATGTCGGCCTGGTTATGCGTACGGCCAACAACGCACTGTTTTTGGTGACTGGTCGGGCCACGCCGCCAGTATACCTGGAATGTCGCACAAGTGATCCAGGCTCCCCGACAAACGGCGAGATGTGGTTGAGGACGGACTTGTTATGACAATGGCGTTTCCATCTACCGAGTTCAGCAACACCGACTTGGATAGTCCGTGGGTGTTTTCCGAATCCGGTACAGGGGGGGCGTATTCTGTGAGCGGTGGGTTGCTCACGCTTACACACGACGCCAACCCCAACGTCAGTGCCATCAACGTCGGCACGCAGACGCGACCGGTAGAGAGGCCGGTGAAGATAAGGGCAAGTGGGGCGACTCGTGGGTTCTTCTTGGTAACACCAGCTGTTGCGGGAACGCCATACGTCTCGGTGGCACCGGGTTCCGGTGTGATTCCCCTTATCCCTTCGCCCGTCACGTCGCCCACTGTGCAGGGGCGTGTCAGGGTGGCATACGACGGCACGACATACGGTCTTCAAGAGTCGCTCATAGAGGGCGATTTTGATATTCAGGCAAAGTGCGATAGTTGGGGTGGGACAAGGAGCTGGTTGGACAACGAGCGGAATCTTACATTCTACATACGGTATTACACTGGGGACGGAAGCGCCTCTGCCTATTTTGGGGTTGCCATCAGTGTAATGGGGGCGTCAGGTGGGCCATTCGAGCTTCGCATTGTGCGAACCAACGATGACCTCCAGTCTTTCTTTGATATCGGGGGCGGGTGGGTAGTGAAGAGCAACCTCTACAACTACACTGGCCCCATTGTGAACTGCTACATCAAGGACGACATCAAGATTTCTGCGAGTGGTGATGCTTGGTCAAAGTGGGACTACATAAAGGCAGCATAAAATAGCAATGCCAACCTACAACAACGGGCGGCAGGATGCGTGGATCGAGGCGCTTCGCGAGAGCATCAAGCAGCAGGGAGACCGCATCGAGAGTGAGCTGCACAACATCCGCAAGAGGCTGACGTTCCTCGCGGGTAAGGTGAACCACATCTACGGCGGAGCTGCGGTGCTGGGGGCAATCGCGGGACTCGTCGCGGCGGCCGCGGTGCAGTTTGTCATCGCGCTGATCTTCAGGTGAGTTGACGGGGGCGAGCAATGCCGGACTTTTCTAGCTACGACACGCCGAACTTCCCGGGCTCGGTGGCCGAGGACATGGACTTCGTCGTCTCACACGACGACGCCACCGACCGCGACTCGGCCAACCCGGACGAGTGCGCCGGCGCGCACCTGCGCCGCATCATCGCCGAGATACAGGCCGTCCAGAACTACGTGATAGTCGGCACCGGCCTCGAGGTGACCGACAACGGCGGGCTGGACGTGGCGTTCTCCGCCGGGCGGATTCGCGTCGGCACGGGCGCGCCGGTGGACGTGTCCGCATCGACCCTCACCGTCGCCGACGACGACACCAGCTACGTCGAGTGCAACAGTTCCGGCACGGTGAGCGACAACACGACGGGGTTCACGGCGGGCAGCCTGCCCCTGGCGACCGTCATTGCGGCCGGCGGCGACATCTCAAGCGTCACCGACGACCGGACCGCCTACTGGCTGCCGGACGTGGCGGACTTCATCACCGCCGGGGCGTTCGAGATCGACGGTGACAAGCTGGATATTGACTGGAACCCGTCGAACTACACCCCCGCCACGACGCCGGCCGAGGCGAGCAGCGTCGACAACCTGACCGCGCACCTGTATGGCATCGATCAGGCGCTCTTGCTGCTGCCGGACGTGGTGCTGAATTACTCGCCGGCGAACCTGAAGGTTCCGACGGCCAACGGCGCGCCCATCATAGTAGACACCGGCACGAACGGCGAGATCGACTCCAACGCTTTCGACGACACGACCGAGGAGTTCGTCGAGGGAAACTTCCAGGTGCCGGCGGACCTGGACACGTCCGGCACGGTGACGTTTCGGTCTATCGGCTATGCGCAGACGGCGGTGGCGTCGAAGAACATTGAACTCACGTTCTACCACAGCGCGAAGGCGGACGGGGAGAGCTGGGACGCCGCCTACGCAACGAAGATCAGCGGGGACTTGGCGACGGACGGCACGCAGGACCAGCTTGACGTGTTCGCCTGGACGGAGACGGTGAGCAACCTGGGCTGGGCGGCGCTTGACAACGTGCGGTGGAAGATCGGGCGGACCGCGCCGTCGGCCGACAACCTCAGCGACGATTGGAACCAGGTGCATTTCTCAATCGCGCTCCCGATGACGAGGTAGGAGCTGAAACATGCCGGAAGAACTGACCGAAAACACGGAAACAACTCACGCGAACAACCTGCGTGTGACGATCCAGGCCAATGTGGGCCAGATAGTCTGCGATTGGGATGTGGGTTATGTGGACGGCCCGGATTTTGTCGCCACGGGGCGGCGGCAATACATATTCGTCGGCGCGGAGTTCGATGCGCTTGCCGCCGGCGAGGATTTCGAGACGGGCGTGAGCAACTACACGAACATCCGTAATGTAATCTACGCCGCGCTCAAGGCTGCGGGGGTGCTGTAAATGATCTGCGGGATGCGGGTCGGCAACCCGGTGGGGCACGTTGAGCCATCGGACATTACCGTGCGGATCGAGCCGGACGCGCCCGGCGCCCGGACGCTGAGCTGGACGCCGGAGCGGTCCTCGGGGGTGGTCTATCACGTGATGGTGGACGGGGTGGAGCTGCTGGTTACCTCTGAGACCACAGTGTACGACTTCCCGCAGGATGCGCGGGACCACATCCGCATCATCGAGACTTCGGATCAGAACGCGGGCGAGGACGTGACGAACGTCGTCACGACGGCGCAGGACCGGGTGAAGCTCTCCTGGAGCGAGGCGGCCGGGGCGGACCGATACGAGATATTCCGCAAGGTGAGCGGCGGCAGCTACCCGACCGAGCCGCTGGCCGTGCTGGCGGCGGGGTTTGCGACCTACGAGTGGGTTGACGAGTCGCTGGACGATGAGACCTACGTCTACAAGGTGGTGGCCTACGATGCGGCGGGCAACAGCGCGGACTCGAACGAGCCCTCGCAGGCCATAAGCGCGGCGCCGGACGCGCCGACCGACCTGACGGTTACGGTGAGCTGATAGAAGGGATGTTCACATGGCAGGAACATGGGAAGCCACGATCCAGGTCGTTGACCTGGCCAAGAGGACGGTTCGGGTGCAGGCGGTCCGCACAGACGGCGAGGACGTGCGCACCTATAGCGCCGAGGGCAAGTACGACACGGTGACCAACACGCCGCAAGAACTGCTTGCCATATATACCAACCTGTTCTGGGGCCTCTATCAGGCCGAGGTCGCGCAAGAGGGACAGGTTACGGCGCTGGTGGGGCAGGCTGAGAATGCTTTGGCCAATGCGCTTGATGCGAAGGAGACTCCATAATGCCCGATACAGGGTTGAACTGGGACAACAGTTGGACGACCATTGACGCAGCGATAACCCTCACGCAGGGTGGCACCACTACGGACATATGTGCGGTGGTTGACTGTGACGGGAAGGCTGCATGCGAGATCAGCATCGACGCCGACTACTCGAATCACGCAAAGGCCACGGGAGGGTTGTTTGTCTACGTCCTGCGGGACATCAACGGTACGGACTATGAGGATGAGACGGACAAACCATGGGGCTATGAGATGCCCTTCGTCCAAAACGGCACGCGCAGGCGCACATTCACCGTGGAGAAGATCAGCAAGTTCAAGATTCTTCTGGACTGGGATAACAGCACGGGCTCAAGTGAAGTAGTTGTCGCCACAATGAAGAAATATGCCACCGTTCCTCTGGCGAGCTGATGATAACGACAGCGAGCGTAATCAAACCGCCGATGTGGTGTCCCGGCCGCAACGGGCATGAGTTGTGGCGGGGGGCCGTAGGCGTATTCCCATTCTGGGAAGCTGCTGGTGTTACTACCTATGCCTTGGGCAGCGCCCTTGCTCTAACAGGTGCGCTTGTCGGTACAGTAGATTGGGCCGCTGCCCCACCGGGCTGGTGTGTTGACAACATCAACGCGAATACTGACTGGGTTGTCCTGTCTGACAAGCTGATTGATGCGACCTGGACGGAACTTACAATTGCCGCGCTGGTGCGGAGGACCTCAATGGCTGACCGTGGTACTATTGTCTCTAATTGGAACACTGATCCTTCGCACGGCGCAGTTTTGTGTCGTTGGGACCTAACAGACCTGCAGTGCTGGATAAGTTCTAGCGGCGCGGAGCAGCCGGTTGGGGGCGATACATTTCCTACAGCCGGGGTGGTGGATACTTGGCAGTTTGTCGTTTACCGTTGGGATGGGGCTGAGCTAAGCGGGTGGGTAGATGGGATTAAGGGTGGCACTACGTATGCTGCAACCGGTGCCCTGGGTGTCCCAGTTTGGGCTCTGCGTTGGGGCACTAGCCCCCATTCTACTTCATCTCCGCTTGACGGCGGCATTGCCTTTGGCGGCGTGTGGAATCGTGCCCTCTCTCCTGGTGAAATCCAGGAACTCGCCGCCGACCCGTTCTGCATGATCCGGCCCCGGCAGCGGCTTGCACTGTTTGTTGGGGCGACGTCGGTTGGCGCAGCGGCGGGCGTCTTCCTCGACTGGACCGCCCCCGACAGCGCCGACCTCTCCCACTACAACATCTACCGCGGCGACCCCGTTGATCTGATGGCGGCGGTCCACGATACATCGGTCGACAACTCGTGGAGCGAGGCGGTCCCCGCCGGGCACTACGAATACCTCGTCCGGGCCGAGGACGCCGCCGGGAACGAGGAGGCGAATCTGAGCCAGATGGTGGCCGTCGACATCGACGGCGGCGTGCAGGTGCTCCGGCCGAACACGCCGGAGATCCTCGGGGGCGAGGCCATTGCCGGCGGCGAGGTGAAGCTGCAACTGAGGTACGACCGCACCGGCGAGGCGGCCGTCGCGACCGTCATTCACCTCTACACCGATGGCGCCACCACGACCTACCTGCCCAACAGCACGAACTGCACGGGCTGGTATGGCTATGACGCGAACCGGCCTCCGAACACGCTGGCGATGGACGACGAGACGCAGCTCAGCGGCGCGCAACTGAACACCATCAGCGCTGACGACGACAACAGCGTTGACACGGACCCCGGCGGCGCCAAGATTGCGGGCCACCACATTCGGTATAAGATCACCGAGGCCGAGGGCACGGTAACCGACATCACCCTGACCTCGAAGGGCTATGGCTACCACGTCACGGCAGCCACGTATGCGTTCTATCTCTACATCTGGAACTTCGATTCGACTACGTGGGAGCTGCTGGACAGCCACACGACGGGCAGCAAGGACACGGCGACCGGGTCAATAACGTCGAACTGGCCGAACTATATCGACGGCGACGGCTACGTGCACGCGCTGATTATGAACGCGGGCACGGGTGACATCGTGAACGCCCTCTACGATTACTACAACGAGATGATCATATCCTATTCCGGCGTGGACTGGGGCTCGAGCGTGGGCAGCGTGGCCCTCGCTACGGGCTCGACATTCCAGTTTGTCGAGGTCGAGTCGAGCGGATTGACGGGCGGGCAGACCTACCTGTGCGGGGTGCGAGCCCAGACGGCGGGTGCCGTGCAGGACGAGAACACGAACACCACGTCCGTGCTCACCGACTCGACGGCGCCGGGTGCGCCGAGTGTGAGCCTGGCGGTGACTTGACACGCGGCTTGCATTTGTATAGCATGGGGGCATGGAGCTCTGGATACTCGTGGTGGCATTCGGCATCGTAGCGCTGCTGATCGCCCTGACGAAGGGCCCGCCGAAGTGGTGGCGGGGGAGGTAGGCGCTTTTGGCTTCTGCTTGACAAGCACTTATCAATCGTGTAACATAGGGGTAGCTGATGCTGCTTGCCCGCCGGCGGTGAGCAAACAAGAGCAAGCCAGGGCTGTCCATGGGTGTAAACGGGAGTCTTGATCTCCGCAACCCTGATCCACTACTGCTCTCCGTTTCTGGAGCGATCGCTTGGGGTGGAGGGTAAAGATGGTGGGGGTGGCCCTGGTTAGCCGGCGCCCGCTGAGGTGGTGGCGGGGATGATGGAGAATGACTTGAAGAGAGAACTCGCTCTTGTCCTCTCGCTTTGCAAGCAACGCCTGGGGGTGTCTCGCGAATCTCTGCAACTTGCGGTCTGCCCCAGCCATCGTGGAAGCCAAATGAGCGTGAGGAAGTTCTGGCCAACATGCTTATGACCAAGCAGATTGTACGGGAGGAAGTGTCTACCGCCGGGGCGCCGAAGACGATCTATCGAATAGCAGGCAGCGTAAAATGAAGACACAACTTCACCTTGATGGTTCAACGTGTGTGGATCGCGCAATAGAGCGGCTGCGCCTGTTCGAGCCCAAAGACGCCTACGTGCTCTGCTACAGCGGTGGGAAAGATTCAGACGCCCTGAAGGGCCTAGCCGACGAGGCTGGCGTGAGCTATGAGGCGCACCATCATGTCACGACGATGGATGCGCCGCCTGTAATTCGGCACATCCGGCGGGACCACCCGGACGTCATCCTGGACAAGCCCGTTCACGGGATGTCCTTCGGACAACGAGTCGCCATCAAGGGATTTCCGACCCGGCAGAGGCGCTGGTGCTGCCAGGAGTTCAAGGAGCGCCACTTCCCAGGGCGCATACTGCTGCTGGGCATCCGCAGCGCCGAGAAGCGGGCTAGCAGCCAGCGTGCAGGATCAGGAAGCGGGCTGAAACGGATATGCCGCCGCACAGGCGATATTGCCATCCAACCGATCCATGACTGGACTGATGGCGAGGTCTGGGGTTACATACGCTCTCGAGGGATCAAGTACTGCTCGCTCTACGATGAGGGGTTCTCGAGGATAGGCTGTGTCTGCTGCCCGTTTGCCTCGATTCGGGAGATCAATCGCAACCGGGTGCGGTGGCCGTCGATGTTCGAGGCGATCCGGCGGGGGTTCCACCGGCGCTGGCGGGAGCATTGGTCCAAGGGCCAGATTGAGACGGTCTACGCCGAGTCGGGGTTGTTTGACGAGGATGGCGAACCGGAAAAGGTGCCGATAGCTGAGTATCTGCAGTTCGTAGCGGCTGGACCAGACGAGATTTTCGAGTGGTGGCTAACCGGGCCAGGGAGGCGCAAGTGAGCGTCAAGATGGGGGTAGCTCCGGCACAAGCGTCCGCCCGCTACGAGACTGGACGATCGGCCTAAGCTGTAGCCCCTTACCCCACAGCGCAACCCATTGGCCGTCAAGCTTAGGCTCGGCCACGTATTCACCGCTGCGCTCCATGCGCTCGAGGTATGGGCACAACTGGTCAACAGTGCCAGCCGCGCCCTGACCACAGCCCATGTAGTAACTGTGCCCGTTCATGCCTCAACCCTCCTACCAGAGCCGTTCTCGTGCCCGGTTTCCGCCAGGCAACCGCCATTCATTGTCGACACTGCTGGCGGATTGTCAATACTTGGTACGTCGCAACCGCTCGGCCATACGAGACTTATGATGCGTATCACGACCAGGTGCGGGCGTGCCCCCATCGGGCGTATAGCGGGTCCTTCCGGAGCGTTTTCGAGCCTCGAAAGTTCCGCGCTGTTGTAAAAAAACGTCGATGGTGCTCAATTTCGCGGTGGGAAGCTAGCTGGGTTGGCGGGATGTGAACGCAGTGTGAACGCAAGAAGCGGGAATTGAATCAACTTGGTCAGTGTTGAATAGGGTGGGTTCTATTTGTAGGTCTTGATAGCCAGGGCGGTTAGTTGTAACTATGGGGCAGGAAGGCGCTTCGGGGAAAGGGGCAAAATGGTATTCGAAGTCCGCTACTCTGTCCAATTGAGCTACGGGCGCGCCGTTGTGGTAAGCTGTGTGTGCGGAAGCAGTTAGGGGGCGTTCAAGAGTGCCCTATCCATGCAGTGTGAACGCACTGCAAGCGCGACCTCCCGGTTGGAATCCGCTCGATCCCGGCCCCGGGGCCGCAGATGGGCATACCATTGTTCGGTTGTCTGCGCAGTTGAGTGGTCTGCCCAGGCGGCGACGTCCTGGAGGCTCTCGCCCATCATCGCAAGCCACGAGCAAAAGGCGTGCCGGAGGCTGTGGAGCGTGTATTCGTGTCCCAGATCGGCGCAGGCAGTCTTGAAACGGGTCCGCACGTAGGTGCGCGTCGGCTGGCGGGTCTTCCACATGTGCTGACCCAGCCGGGTAAGGTCTGCCGCCCAGAATGGGCACCCGTCATCGTAGCGCAGCATCCATTCACGCCCCCGCTTCGTGTGGGGGACGAGTATCCCGTCGGGCCGGAAGCTCTCCGGCGTCAGGCTCAGGAAGGAGCCCCGCCGCAGGCCTGTGAAGGTCAGCAGGCACCACAGCCCGGCGTCGTGGGGGCTGGACTGATCTACAAGGGCCTGCATCTGCTCGAGGGACGGGAAGGCTTTGTATGCGACGACCACCTTGACGGGGCTCGTGCGGGAAACGGGGTTCCGGGCCACCTGATCGCGGCGTTCCGCCCAGGCGAACCAGCCCGATAGGAGGGCCCGTTTCTTGTTGAGCGTGCGGGGCGAACGGCCCAGCCCGTGAAGGTGCTGTAGGAACTGCTCGACATGCCGGACTCCGAGACGGTCGATGAACTTGACCCCGGCGTGCTCGATAAGGCCGGTGCCAGCGAGCGCTGCATCGCTGACGTGTTTATCGGACCGACCGCAGCGGCGCAGTTCGGCCAGGTAGTCGTTGAGGGAGTTCTCGGCTTTGCTGGGCTCCAGCCGGTCAAACCTGGCAAGCTGGGCCTCTGCATAGGCATTGCGCACATGCTGCCGAAGCATCTGAAGCGTCAGCTTGGCCCCGGTGTACATCCACTGTCGGGTGACGGGACCGTTGCGCCCGCCCCTGGGTCGGTAGCAGAGGAGATAGCGCTTCGGCTCGTCGAGAGCCTTCCAGAGCCCCCATTCGAGCTTTTTCAGTTCATGGCCGCGGTAGGTCCAGGTCTTGCCCATAGGGGTCCTGGTGCTTGCGTTTCGGCGGGTCATCTCGTTCGGCCACACGGCGTATCATGCCGATGATGCCAGCCATGCCGATCATAATCGAGCCGAGGAACCATCCGGCGAAAGCGGCAATAACAGTGCCGAAGGACGCGGTTTCCCCAAAGCGTGACTGGCTGATTGTGCCAGCACAGGAGCTCATGCCAGTGAGAATGGCAGCAATGCCGACCATAATACAGAACACCTCGAAGCCGATTCCAAGCTTTCGCTTTCCCGCCATATCCCCTCCTACTTGCTGAAGTCCTGCCAGGCCCAGACGACCCTCCCGATGATGGCATCCGGGTGGTCCTCGAGGTCCACCAGGACCGGCGGATACTCGTCCTGATCCGGGTTGTCCGAACACAGGATAAGCGATTTCCCGCCCCGACGCAAGCGCTTGACGACAATCTGTTCCTCGTCCTCGACGCGGCAGCAGACGATCTCGCCCTCGAGCTGGGCGGGGTCCCGCTGCGTGATGTCCACTCCGACGATGCTGCCGTCGGGCAGGGTGGGGGCCATCGAGTCGCCGGTGAGCCGGATGCCCCGCAGGTGGTCGGGAACCGGGGCAACCCGCTCGTGTATGACGATATGGCCCTCGACCTCGTCTTCCATGATCCTGCCGCTGCCGGCGGAGGCGGTGTCGGCCATGTAGGGGATGGCCCGGTAGTGCTCGGCCTCCTCGCGGACGGCTGAGTCCACGTCGGCAACGAGATTGAGGGCTGGGTGGGCGGCCTCGTCACCGTGTTGGAGCCAGTTGACGCCCACGCCAAGCACGGCGGCCATCGTGTGCAGCATTGTTGAACTGCAGTTTGCACGCCCCCGAGAAAGCCTACTGAGAGTTGTTGGGGTAACGCCGAGCGCCTCTGCAAATTTGCTCTGTGGTCTAAGTCCTTGCTGTATGGCCATTTGCCAAGCCCGCTGGTATATCTGCATACTTTTTTCGCGTATTTCCTGTTTTTGCCTTGACAATCCCCCCACGTTACGCATAATATGTCCCCTGTCACAAGTGGGAGGGTGGCGGATGTCAGACAACTCACGGACTGCGGGCGCCTGCCCAGACTTTCTCCGCAGACTCGTGAAGCGAACTTGGCGTCATCGACGCCGAGCGCGGGGCTCGGACCGGTACCATCCTCCCGGAATCACCGGTCCGAGTCTCAATCTATACCTCTGTAGTCCATTATCGCACATGACGCACGTTTGTCAAGGCTTTTTTTGCAGGTAATGCAAATGATGCGTGTGGCAACCAGCGGGCCGGAGCAGCTTATCGAGCGTCGCAGGAAGGACGCGGCGATTCGGGCTGCCGGTCCAACCCGCCCCGAGCGGGTGCCCCGCGAGCCGGCCCCGCCGATCCCGGCGCGGCCTCCATGGCTGATCCCCGGGCCGGCGGACGGGGTCTCCTACTCGCAGCAAGAGGTGGCAACGCTCTGCAAGGTGCGGGTCAAGACGGTTCAGAACTGGCGCGTGCGGGGTGTCTGCGTTCACGGCCGGCAGGTGCGGCTTGTGACCATGTACGCCGGCCGGAAGGGCGAGGTCTCACCGGGAGCGCTCTGCGCGTTCCTGGGTGAGGCGAACGGGCTGGAGGTAAAGATCAGGGCGTGAACGACTCCGTGACATGCTACGTCTGCGGGCGGGAGATACGACGTTCTGAGGCGCTCTACGTGCCCGGGCCGGTGGGCAAAGAGGGCATCTATCGGCACCGGAGCAAGTGTGAGCCAGGGAGCGTGAGCTACATGCGGAACCGCAGCTTGGCGCGGGCGTGGTGCAGGGAGTTCAAGAAACCGAGGGGGGCGGAGAGGGGAGATTGTCCTGAGAATGCTGCGGTTGACCACCTTGTTATCTCAGGAGCAAGGCGGACAGAGTCATCTGCACGGACCTCCCTTTCCTCCCCCACCAATAGGAGCTAGCGGAATGATTCTGACTCATTCAAATGTTAAACGTTATGTGACAGGTCAGGAGGATGACGGAAGCCAACCACTGTCAATGTGGAACCTTGCCAAGGATTGGTTGGAGCTGTCCGATCAGGTCGTGGGCCTACGGCGCTGCCTCGACTACGAGAGGGGTAAAGCCGACCGTCTTCACAGTGAGATGGGTGAGGCCGTGGAGGAGATGTGGTACTTCCTCCGCGACGGCGAGCGCACCGGTCCCCTGTCGCTGAGCCAGGTGGCGGCCGCCGCCGAAGAGGGCAGCCTGCGCGCCTCCGACAGGGTCTGGT